TCAGCCTCTCTACCTTTTGATGCGTGGATGGTATTTACTTCAATGTTGGCAGCTTTGTCAAACGTACCTTCTTTTTCTGCGTGCAGTAAGATTGACTTGGTTGCGTCTGGTAGACGGAACACTTGATCCCACTTTGCTAGTGTGCGCAGACCGAAGTTGGAGATGAGTTCTTCTTTCTCAAACAAGTGGTTGTCTGGCATTGTATCAATAAGTGTCTTGGCTCCACGTCCCACGGCTACGCCTGTCGGCAGATAGTCGCGGTATAGTTCTTTGATGAGCGATGCCTTGAACTTGTAACCGAGACGTAGTTGCTCCCACATCTTGATGAAGAAGATCTGACGTTCTTTAAATAACGATGTGTCACCGCCTGACACGAACAACAGTTTCTTCTTTAGTAGGTAGCCTTCGAAGATGGACATAAGAACCTTGTTCCGACAGAGCAGGAACCAAGTTCCTTGGGTGAAGTCCAGATCGTCCAGCGAACGGATGTTGTGTACACAGCCTTCGTCGTTGTGCTCGTACGGTGTAACACTGTACTCCTGTTTCTCAGTGATCTGATCGGCTACGGTTTCTGCATACGCAAGTACTTTCTTGGGCAGGCGGTACGTTGTGTCCAGAACGATGCGGTCGCCTTCTTTTTCAATAAGTGACTTAGGGTCACCGCCAGAGAACTTAAAGATACTTTGCTTGTCGTCGCCAGCAATGAACACCTGTTTAACTTCCTTGGAAATGTAGTTGATGATGTTCCACTGAAGCGGCGACAAGTCCTGTGCCTCGTCAACGAACAGATAGTCAACATTCAGCTTTACCTTGTGAGCAAGGAATGCTTCCAGCTGGTCGGTGAAGTCGTACTTGTTTTTCTCGGCTCGGAACTGGCGGTAGAATTTTGAGAACTCTTCCAGTTCTTCGGGCTTGAATTTTGTATTGACTTGATCCGCAAGAACCGTGGCTGCTGGTTGCAGCGTGTTACGCATAAGTGACTCGTACTGTAGTAACCTGTCACCCTTACCCAGATTGCTGGTAGAGTTGTTGTTGTACAGCGATGCGGAACCTGTGATTGACAGACCCAGTAACTGACCCAGCAACTTGTAGTCCTGACTGTTCAGCATTTGCTTGTGTGGTACACGTCGGTAGCACAGCGCGTGCAGTGTACTGAACGCAGAGAAGTCTTTCTCTTCGTAGTCAGGATTTTTTACAAGAGCGCGGTCGATAGCTTCCTGTGCTGCTGCTTTGGTAAAACTGGTAAAGCAAATCTTGTTTGGTTTGGTGTTTTCCAGACAGACAGTCAGCCTGTCCATTAGTGTCGTTGTTTTACCTGTGCCAGCACTGGCTACATAAATTGTTGTATTAGTAGTTGTCATCAGTTTCTAGGTTCGGCATTGGCTGTGTTGGGTCAAGATGTAGGTTGTCACCGTGTACCCGCCAGCAACGGATCTGTGAACCACCGAGCGATACTCGCGTGGTGTCAGCCTTCAGTGTTCGCTTAAGTACGGACAGCAGTTTGTTGTCTGCTAGTTCCGAGAACCGCTGCTGGTTCAAGTAATCTTTTAGGTCAACCATGCGGAAGACGTACCAACTACCAGCTTGTTTGACAGCACCGTTCTTAATGTGGCTGACATCTTCGCTGGCGTTGGCACAGAACGTGGACAGGTATTCAACAAACTGTCCAACAGGCGTCATCTCAAATGGTACTTCGATGCGCACACAGTTCTTGAGTAGCAGGTTCTGCTGCTTCACCCAGTCTTCTTGCTTGATTGGCGGGTACTTGAACAGTAACCGCTCCATTACGCGCTGGTTAAACATATTGAAGTTGTCGAACTCAGCGGTCGTTAGCTGTATCTCTTCGTGGTCAAGAGTCAGGAACCACAGAGGTGGGTCACTCTTGAGCTGGATAAGCGAACGATTGTTTGGCAGGAACTCTTCCTGCCCGATTCCGTGACGACGTTGTCCGCACATCTTAGCGTCACAGTATCTGCACAGTGGCTCTTGGGCACACTGGTACTTGTAGTCCTTTTTCTCATAGGACTTGATTATGGCGTCTACTTCTCTGTCAGGTAAAGGATCTGAAAACTTCTTATTGAATTTATGAAGCATTGATTTCCAGTCCGATGGCTCTGCTTTTTTGAGGTACACTGCTACATTGGACAATGTTACGTTTCGGTTCTCTGATTCTTTGGTTCTCTTTTCGAATATATAATTCAGGCAAGGTGGACCCTCTGGCAACAACTCCTCGGTTCCCAACTTGGGAACTTCAAGGTTGCCAAAATCTTCTAACGATAATCTACGCTTTGTTGCGTACTCAATAAATGCTTCTGGGTTCAGTGCCTGACCTTCTTCGTCAATGGCATACTGTAACGTAGGGTTACCGCTGTACGGCATATTGATCCAGTTGCCGTACTTACTGTCGTCCTTGCGGTTACCAATCTTTGGCTGCTTCGGATATATCTCACAGACTCCTTGACCAAAGAACGCACTGTACGTCTTTAGCTTGTCAATCATATCCTTCGCTGGAACAGGCTCCGACATGAACAGGTAAACGTGCGCACCGCCAGACTTGGAACGACATATAACAAACGGCAACTTATGCTCGTTGACGCTGGCTCGTAAGTCTTCGATGGTACTGGAATCTTGGTACACGTCGATGTCCAGTGCGCCCCACATAACTTTGTTGTCTTCAAGGATCGGTGTACAACCAATCAGACGTTCGCCTTTGATGTGCTGCTCCCACACATCAACAGTTAGTTGGGACTTTACTAAAAAAGATTTTGAATCTTGCTTACCATCCCTGTCACGAACTTTGCCTGTCAGTTTTGTCTGACCAAAGACGTTAGGGTTGGCTTTGAATAGTTCGTTAAATTGTGTAGCTAAATGTGTAAGTGGGATCATGGCAAAAAAACCTTGGGGGAATGAAGACCCCCAAGGCTTAGGTGTGGTTAACTAACTTATGATAGTTTAGAACGGAGACGCCGCAGTGGCTGAATCAACCAACTGAGGAGTCTCTGAAGTTTGTAACAGAGGTGTATCAGTAGCTGCAGCGTATGTTTCAGCAGCCAAGGATAACAGATTTTCATCTTCCTCCAAGTCCAGCGGAGTGCTGTTAGTGATGCTGAAGTTATAGTAGTCATCACCATTTTTGTTTGTTTCCAGTGTTGTCCCCAGTTCCCATTTTTGAGCAAAGAGAGGAGGTACAACACCCTTAAGAGCATCGTCTTCATATCTGAATCGGTTGATGTCGTTTGTGAACTTCCTTGCAACACGAAGCTGTGATACCGTGAACGGAATAACAGCTTGTTCCCACTCACCATTGATGTTGAGCAGAACAAAGAAGTATGTTGTGAAACGCAGTTCGTTGTCACCAAGCCATTCGTCATACTGACGTTCACGACCCTTCTCATACTTGGGATTGGACGTGATGCTTAGTGGGTGCGTAGCTACATAGCCACCACCGCTACTGCGTGGAACCCATTCTGTGTACACGGATTGTGTAAAGCATGGGATGATTTCAGCAGGTTGTTGTATCACGGTCTTGTTCTTATTAAAGAACAAGTCACCAGACTCTGCCCCCTCGATGTATTCTTCTTTTTGTTTCTTCAGTTGAGGAGACATATCCTGTAGGATACGAATAAAAGGCATAGCGGAACCTGAATCCAGATTCTCTGTGCCCTTGCCTGCTACGGTTGTGATATCGAATGCCATAATTACTTTTGGTTACTTATTATACTTTTGGTTACTTATGTTACTTTGTTACTTTTGCCCGCTTACCTTGGTAAATACCAAAGGCTTCACGAGGCATAGATGCCGCTAGTTCTGGATCTTCCAGTGCGTCGCGACAAAAGGCTTTGAGCGTTGCATTATGGACAGTAATTTTAACGTCTGCATCGATGCCGAACTCTCTTTGTATCGTTTCGACAATTTCTTGAGCTTTACTATCTTCTGTTCGTCCGAGTTGGATTTTGATTTCATTCTTGATGATTGAGTCATTGTTNGTGTCACGCAGCCAGTTNAATGCTACGTCTGGATTCTGGATACGAGCGTCTACAAACTGTTTGATGGCAATCTTCTTNCCGTCGCTCAGTTGTAGCGTNTCTACACCAGCAGTTTCCATAATCATTGGAATGTGTTCTTCTGCCACAGTCTTGCGTACTTGCTTGAGTTCTGACAGTTCTTTCTCTAGGTCGAGTACGTGCTCGTCCAGTTGAACGAGTTCTTCTGCTTTAGCGGTAAGTTCGCTAAGCGGAACATCTCGTGGTTGTTCCAGTGCAATCTCTCCGACAGGAATGATTTCTGGTTCTTCTAATAATGGATCAGTCATTGTTATATTGTGTTAGTTGCGATATGTCCGACTCGTGCATAGCCAGCAATATCAACCCAGTTATCTCTTTTGTTAGAGTGCATCTGGCGTGTTAGCTTAAGAGCAATCATACCAAGTGCTACTTGATTGGGAGTGATGTCTGTCTCAAAGAGTACAGACCATATCTTTGCGATACGGTCGAATTCTACTTTGCAGTCGCCGTAGTCTTCTCGTCGGTCTCCGTTAGTTATCTGGAGAGCTTCTTCTAGTATATCGTTTTGCATAGTGTGTTAGCACCAAGTTGGTCCGAGATCTATATCGGCAACAACTGGAACTTTGAGTGGGATAGCATTCTCCATGATCAATTTTAAGTCAAGACTTTCTTGCTCAGAATTGACCATGCAGTTAATTTCATCGTGAACTGGGAGACGTAAATCAAAGCCAGCTCGGTACGCATCAACCATAGCTTTCTTTGCTTGGTCTGCTGCAGAGCCTTGAATCAATCGGTTAAGTGCCTTACTGACAAAGGCTCTGTTAAGCTGCTGGTCTGGATACTTCTTCTCTGCTGCTTCTCGTGTCTTTACTGGAGACTGGTCAAAGCTTGGTGTCCAGAAAGTCAAAGCGTGCCTTGCGACCAAGTATGGTGCGGATATGACCAACTTTGTTTGCTCGGTTCATTACATTGTCAAAGAGAATCTTGAGGAACGGTGCTTCAGCATTGAACTTCCGCTGCGTCGTTGTGCACATCTCTTCGGATATACCGAGAGTTGATGCCATCTTCTTGTTGCCCATACCATAACTGATACCCAAGCAAAGCATCTTGCAGGTNTCGTATGGTAGACCAGTAGCTTTCTCAAAGAACGAGTATAGCTTCTCGCCTTTCTTGAAGGACTCCAGAGCATCCACTGCTTTGGGAAGCGGCTTNCCGAATTGACCAAGCAGNGCGTAGTGCACTTGGAGTCTGGGTTCTTGGGAACTGTAGTCCGCCTTGCACCAGAGCTTGTCTTCTTCAGCTATGTAAAGCGCACGGATNTGCTTACCAATAGAGCTACGCTTGGGCACTTGCTGCATATTGGGATTGCGAGATGAGAGACGACCAGACCTAGTGCCTCCGTGATCGGATGCAGTCTGTCTGAACTCTGCGTGTATGTACCCCTTGTGATTGCCGTTTAATATGATGTCCTCGATGAACACCTTCCGAAGCCTGTTAATACTGCGAGCTTCCTGTATCTGCTTGACCTCTGGGTGTTCGCAGTGCTCCAAGAACTCTTTGGATACTGAGTAGTTACCCTTCTCTGTACGCGGAACGACAAGACCTAAGCTTTCGCAGTAGCGACCAAGCTGTGGTGGTGACCAGATGTCCAGATTCTTGAACTTATCAGTGAGCATCATCTCACGTTTTTTTAGTTCGTTGTTTAGTTGCTCCGCACTGTCCAGATTAACAGGTACACCCTTGAGAGTCATGTGTACCAGAACGGGTACGAGGTCGCACTCCAGTTGCCACACGTCCCATACATCTTCCTGTATGAGCAGTGGAATCTGTTTCTGATAGATGTCCCACGTGTAGCGTGCGTCTCGCTCTGCGTACAGCCCTACGTGCCGTGCGGGTAGCTTCCACATACCGCTCTTTGCATCTACGCCGTAAGCATTGGCAGCTTCTTCAAGATGCTTCTCTTCCTTCGTAGTGCCTAAGTATTTTTTGCACAGTGAGTTGAGTGAGTATGTGAACTTCTCTTCGTCAATTAGAGCTTCGGCTACCTGAATGTCCCTAATGTGGCTTGAGACAGAAACCCCAACTGTCTCAAGCCATCCTAGGTCGTAGGTTGCATTGGCAAAGATTAGCTCTTTGCAACCTTTAACTACATTACTCACATATGAAAGTACTATGTTCTTATCAAGATTGTCGCCGCTCATGTGAGCGAACGGCAGATAGATCTCTGTGTGCTCGTCTGCTAGGGCGATGCCAACGACGTGACCGTCTTTGTGCTTGTAGCCTGCTCCGCGTTTCTTGAGGTTTGGGTCACAGGTTTCAAGGTCAATGGCTACTACGTCGCCGAGCTGTGGTAACACCGAAGGTGGTCGCCACAGCGAGTCTGGCTCAAATAAAGGTATTTGCATATTAGTTTGC